GCAGGGATAAAGCCGTATTTTGTCTTGGTTCAAAAAGATGAGGTCATAAATTGGAAGTACACTTATGAAAATGGAAAACTAAAGATATACAGGGTTGTCTTGGAAGAGACAGTGCAAGAAGATGACGGTGACTTCGGCACAAAAGAGATTGTACAACATAGAGTGTTTGAAATTGGCGGCGGATATCTCATGCGAGAAACAACAAGAGGAACGTATGCAAAAGTAGAAGATAGCGAGTGGTATAATGATTTAAACCATATCCCATTAGTGCCATTCTACGCCAAAAAGACGGGCGTATATGAATCGCAGCCACCTTTTAAAAGCATTTATGATCTAAACTGGAGACTCTATAACTACGATTCATGGCAGTGGAGAAACTTTGCTTATGCAGGAAACCCGATTCTAAAAATCTGGGGTGAGACAGAAGATCAAAAAGAAGGCGCGCAGCAAGTTATGGCTGTTAATCGCGCGATGAGATTCTCCAGCAAGGACGATGGGGATGCTGAGTGGTTGGAATTCAGCGGAACAAATATTCAGAAACTTAGTGAAGAGATTGAAAAAATCAAAAGAGATATCTCAACCATGGGCGTATCAATGCTCACTAGCAAACATGACAAAACAACTCAAACTGCTACAGAGAGAGCTATTGATGCGGCACAGGAAGAGGGTTCTATCTCTTCAATGGCAGTAAGCTTGGAATATGCACTAAATAAAGCTTATGCCATTTATCAAGAGATGAGCGGCGGCGCTGAGCCCATTGGTGATGAAATTTCAGTGAACAGAGAGTTCATAACACAGCTTTTGGAAGCGCAGGACGTGCAACAGCTGACAAGCTTGTATCTAAATGGCGTAATAAGCAAAGACAAACTTCTTGATGAACTAATCAGCGGTGACTATGTCAAAGAATACGATAGAGAGGAAGACGAACTAAAAATCAATGATGAAGTAATTGTATGATTGATATTGAAAAGTTTTACTTCTTTGAAGAGCTAACAAAAAGCCATTTTTATTATTTTGATTCTGTTGAGAAACTAAAAGCAGGATGTGATGTTTTTGAAGTTGATATAAATTTAGATGACAGCTTTAGCGGGCGTTGTATAAGTTTTTTTAAAGATGATCAATCAGTTATATTTATTTTTTCCCCAATAGATAAATTACCGGTACTGGCACATGAAGTTCTTCATGCAGCACTATTTACCCTTGAAAGGATTGGAGAGCCACTGCACTACGATAGTGAGATTTTGCCATATTTAACTGAATGGCTAATGAATAAATGTATCAATATGAAAGAAAACTCAGAGAACAACGATGATTGATATAGAAGAAAATCAACTCAAGATAGCGGCATTTATAAACCGCTATAAGTCTGATGCTGCCTCACTCATGGAAAAAACATATCTAGAAGCGCTTGAAAAACTTACCATAATGATTGCAGAAACTTCAAGCCAAAGCGAAAAAGCAAGGCGTGTTGCACTGCAAAAACAAATCATTGATATTCTTGATCGAGGCTATAATAATCTTAACCCGCTTCTTTTAGATGATATGAAAACTATCGCTCAATACTCCTATACCAACACAATGCTCGCTATGGCGTCTCATGGCGGTGCTATTTTGGCTTTTACTGATCTTCCGGACCGAGTGGTTAAAGAAATACTAGATATGCGCTCACTCATTCAGCTTGGAGAAAGTGGCGTAACTATTGAAGATATGGTAAACTCCAACAAAGAAGCAGATATAAAAGCGTTCAAACAAAAAATAGGCTCAGGAATAGCATCAGGTCAAACAAGCGAGCAGATAGCCAAAGAACTAAAAGACGTCGTAAAAAGACGCGAAAAGCAAATACTTACAATAACGAGAACTGTAATAGCCGAGGCATCAAGCCGTGCATCAATGGAGTCATATCAGCAGAACGATGATGTCATAATCGGTTGGCAATATAACGCAACTCTTGACAGAAGAACTACTCCGCACTGTGCAGGCAATGACGGAAAACAATTTTTAAAATCAAAAGGATGGACTAGACTTAAATTAGCACAAAATAATTTAATTTGTCCTTGTCACTACAACTGCCGTTCACGTCTTGAAGCTCTCACTAAGTTCTCAAAAGATATCAAATCAAAGCGCGGTTATGATGGCATGACAACAGAACAGCGCAAAGAAGCAAATAAATTAAAAGGAACGGAGAGAGATAAGTTTTTAAAACGCTTTCAAGGAGACACATCTCTGACTTACGAAAAATGGTTTGACAAACAAAGTGCTGCCTTCAAAAGTGAATGGCTTGGCAAAAAACGCTATGAACTTTACAAGCGAGGCAAGCTTTCATTTGTTGACATGATTAACGGGGATGGACTCAAGAGCATTAAAGAACTTGAGCGGATGACGGCTTTGTAACTCTTTCAATTATCATTCTTGCTGTTTCTGGGTGCGCTAGTTTTTTTATTGCACCAGATCTTATTCCACTTATTCTGCACCCAGAGAGACCAACTATCTCGCCAGCTCTTTTATAAGTCATTTCTTTGGCTTGAGTTGATATTAATATACACGCTTCGTTTATTGGCAATAGATCATTGATAACTTTCACTAAAGCGGCATTATCGCGATCAATGAATAATGTATGCTTACAAATATTATTCATCAGTTTATATAAATCTATAGAGTCCATATTATCTTGTATAAAATCGTTTAATTTTTTATACTTGTCTTCCTTTTCTTTAAAGTTATAACGAACTCTAGCTATAGACTCTTCTTTTTCTTTATCTGACAATTCTTTTCTTAAGGCTTTTATTTCACTATAAACTACGCTAGCCTTTTCCGCATAATACTCTTTATCTTTTCTATATTTCAGATATTCTGCTTCAAGTCTCTCAAGTTGCTTATCCATAACATCTCCTTTTAATTTATTATACCTTGCGAACAATAAAATACACATAAAATCTACACCTTCACAACAACCCTCTCCAAATATAATAATATTCTTACATTGCCGGACGGCATAAAAAAATGAAGGGAGACTGGAATGTCTTTTAAAAAACTGATGGACGCTTTAAGCGCAGGGGAAAAAGATGCAGCGATGGAGATCGCAAAATCATTAGAGGCGGATTTCGCAAGCAATATTGCAGAGATTCAAAAGCTGGAAACTCAAAAAACAGAAGCAATCGAAAGCAGAGACAAAGCAAAGTCGAAACTTAGAGATGTTGCAGGAAAGTTTGGAGTGGATGCAGGTGAATTGACAGCAGATAAAATTGATGAACTGATCGGCGGCAAAAAAGACACCTCTGGAATTGAGGCGAAATACAAAGCCGAGTTTGAAGCAATGGCAACAAAGCTTGAGCAGACGGAATCATCATATAAAAGCAAATTGCAAAGCGCGATAATTGACAAAGAGCTTTTGCAGTTCGGAACTCAAAGCAACGTAGCTCAAGGAAAAGCCTTAAACATGCTAACAAATCTCTTAAAAGACGGCGCATCTATTGAAGATGGCGGCATCGTATACAGAGATGGCGAAGCTCTGATAAGAAATGATAAAGGCCGTCCGATGTCCATAAAGGACAAATTTGAATCTATCAAGAGTTCAGGTGAATATGATTTCTTATTCGCGCCATCAGTGAAAGAAGGCGGTGGGAAACCTCCGAATGTGGGCGGGAACAACGGCGGCGCAAGAACGATACCGCGAGCGCAATTTGATAGCATGAGTCATGCAGAAAGAGCGGCTTTCGTCAAAGATGGCGGAAGACCTGTTTAAAAAAATAAAAGGTAAGAAAAAATGGCAAATACACTAACTAACTTGGTACCGGATTTATACGCGGCGCTTGATGTTGTCTCAAGAGAAATGACGGGCTTAATCCCATCAGTGACAATGGACGCATCACTAAACAGAGCAGGCAAAGGGCAAACAGTTTACGTTCCTATCGCTCCGGCAAACGCAGCAGGTGAAGACGTAACTCCATCTATGAGTATTTCGGCAGCAGCAGACCAAACAATCGGAAGCACCGCGATTAGCATTACAAAATCAAGAGCATTCCCATTTTCATGGAATGGCGAAGAGCAGGGCAAACTAAACACAGGCGTTGGATATCTTCCAATCAGAGCCAATCAGATTGCGCAGGCAATGAGAGCAGCTGTTGCAGAAGTAGAAGCTGATTTAGCTGCACTACACAAAACATTTTCACGCGCTTACGGAACAGCAACGACTACACCGTTTGGAACAGCAGGTGACTTTACTGATGCAACGCAAACGCTAAAGATTCTAAAAGACAACGGCGCTCCACTTACAGGAAACCAGCTTGTTTTAAACACTACAGCAGGCGCAAACTTTCTTGGTAAGCAAAGCAATTCCAGCGTTCAATTCGATGACTCAATGATGAAACAAGGCATCATCCAAACTGTATCAGGTATGGATATTCGCGAATCAGGCTACATTGAAACAAGTACTGCAGGAACTGGAGCAAGTGCAACAACAAACACCACAGGCTATGCAATCGGTTCGACCACCATCACTCTTGCATCAGCAGGCACAGGTACAATCGTGGCAGGTGATGTTATTACTTTCGCAGGTGATACCAATAAATATGTCGTTGTCACAGGTGATACAGACGTTTCTGGCGGTGGTACAATAGTATTGGCTGCTCCGGGTCTACGCAAAGCATTGGCTGCATCTGCAGTTGCTATCACAGTAGTTGCAGCAGCAGCGCGAAACATGGCATTTAACCGCTCTGCAATCGTTCTAGCTACTCGTATGCCTGAAAGACCAGCCGAGGGGGATATGGCACTCGATGTTATGGCACTATCTGACCCAAGAACAGGCTTAACATTTGAGGTGTCAATCTATCCGGGTAACCGTATGGTGCGTTATGAGGTCGCAATCGCTTGGGGTGTTAAAAACATCAAGCCTGAGCATACAGCAATTCTTCTAGGGTAACACCTAGATGGAAACAATAATTGTATATGACGAAAAGCACCCGAACGGAAGCTATGTCATCAATACAGAGGACTTCGACGAGAAGAAACACAGCAAAGAGCCTAAAAAGACAACGAAATCTAAAAAGGCAAATTCATAAGGCACTCTTCGGAGTGTCTCATTGAGTTTATAAGAAAAGGCATGATATGGCTATCACAGTAGGAACAGACTCATACGTCACAGTAGCAGAAGCAGATACATACTTTGGTAATCGTCCATTTTCTACAGCGTGGATAGGAGAAGATGACGTTAAAGAAGACGCTTTAAAATACGCTACCAAGCTAATGGAATTGCGCAATTACAAAGGCGGACGATATGTATCAACTCAGACACTATCATTTCCAAGATCAGGGTTATACATTGACAGCGTAGCAGTAGACAGCGATACAGTGCATCAAAACGTTAAAGACGCTCAATGTGAGATTGCGCTGCAAGTGTTGCAAACAGACTACTCGGCGGTTGATTCACTATCGGAATACAGCGATATAAAAGTCGGCCCGATTGAAGTATCAACAAAAAGCGGTGGCAGGCTTGCATCAGGTGCGAAACGACTGCCGCCAATTGCTATTCAGCTATTAAGCTTTGCGATGGCCTCATCATCTGAATTGGTGCAGGGATGAGCTTAGCAAGCGCACTATCTACAGTCGTAACCGACATTATTACAGAATTTGGCTCAACGGTCACATTAGGTACTTATTCTAAAGTAGATGACGGAATCATCGACCCGACAACAGGACTAAGTCAAACCGAGTCTTGGACTGATTCAACTATTAAGATGGCACCATACAAGATGACAAGTTCACTAATCAAAGAAGGACTTTATACGCCTCAAGATTCACTATTTATCGGCTACACTTCCATATCTCGCAAAGATAAAATCACTTATAATAGCAATATTTTTGTAGTGGACAATGTTGAAGAAGTGCCACTGCAAAATAGCACCGTCGCTTATATCGCTTATGGTGTGAGACAATGAGTTTCGGAGATGATCTAAAAGCGGAATATAAAGAGATTGAGCGCAAATTCGATCATTCAGTACGAAGCGGTGTGTTTGAACTAAAAAGCAGAGTGGTTGAAGCATCGCCAGTGGATACTGGAGACTTAAAAAGATCATTTACGCCTCCACGCAAGATAGCAAAATATTCTTGGATAGCAACGTCATCTAATCTTATTTACGCTCCAATCATTGGACGTGGCAGAAGACAAGTTTTCGTTAATGGTGCGCTTAAATTTGTCGGCTCAAATAAACTACCTTATGGATATGAGCCTATAGTTAGAGAAGTATCGCAAATAATTCAAAAAGATTTGGACGGCATACGATGAAAAACATAAAACTCGCTATTGACACATACTTAAAAGCCAATTATAGTACTACGCCAATGTATCTCGAAGGTGAAACAATCACCGCAGCAGATGAGTATATCACAGTGTCGCATATTCAAAGAAACAGAAGGCGCATTTCAACAAACAATACGGTGTATTATGAGGGCGCAGTATCAATCTTGATTTATGCGAAATATTCTCTAAGATGTCATGCTATCGCTGATGCTTTGTCAGCAGTTCTTGATGAGGTGCAAGTCAAGGCGTCAGACCCACAAACAGAAATGGATACAAGCTTAATAATTGGTAAGGCGGTTAAGTTTGCCGATCACGACCATTACGAACTACAGTTTGAAGCACCTTTTAGAGCATGGGATTTTCAATAACACCTTCACACTATCAGACGTTTTAAGACTTAAAATTACATAAATTAAATTCACAAAGGCAACAACATGGCTACATACGACTCAAAAAAGACAATCGTTCTTGCAAAATACGGGGCGGCAACGACATCAGCAGACGTTGTTGATATTTTAAACCCTGAGCAGACTTTTGTTTCAAAAACGGTCTCTGGCGGTAAATATAAACCTGCCACAGGCGCCAAAGGCTCTCAAGAGTCGTGGGCTAATACAGACAATATCACGGGCAGCGTCTCTTTGTCTTGCTACTTAAAAGCGAATGACTCAGGGGCAACAGCACTTGATACACCTCCGGGATTAAGCGACATTTTCCAAATCTGCTGCATGACCGAAACTATTGACAGCACAACACCGTCGCAGGAAACAGTGACTTATACCATGAACAATGGCGCACCTTCTGCATTATCAGAGGTAATTGTTTACAATGACGGGAAAAAAGATACATTTACTAACCCATTAGGGGACTTAACTGTAACATTTACTGCAGGTGAGACTATTGACGTGTCAGCAACAATTACGGGATTCACAAACGCTGCACCGGTAGCAGAAGCAAATCCGTCTTATGTCGCGGACACAGAACCTTTGATTATCGCAAAATCAACCGACAACGTAAGCATCAACGGCGTGGCACGATGTGCGCAATCGGTTGTATTTAAGACAAACAATATGAACAATCCTCGCTACTGTATCGGTTCAAAAGCACACGATAATACAGACTTTGAGCCAACAATCGAGGTGTCTTGGTTCGAT